GACTGTCCCAGTACATAGCCTGTGTAGTCCTCTTCCATTTCTGAGTCTGGTAGCTGTGAAGCTTCTACAGCAGCCTTCTCGTCTTCGGGGATGTTGTCGTAAGTGTCTTCAGGCATCTCGTCTTCCATTCCCATTTCGGGTGGCATAAGCATAGAGCCTTCAGCGTACTTCATCATACCGCCTTTATTTTGCGGAACCAATTTAGTATCACCCGCTTTCAGTTCCAGTGCAATTTCTCTTTCAGGAGCATCTGGATCTAAAGGTTTATACATATATGAAGTTTTGCCTTTTTCAGCGTTTTTCATTTCTTCACTGAATCTCATGTCAAAGTTTTCAGTTTCTAAAGTTTTAGCATCTTTTTCAATTTCTTCTGACATTGAAGCTTCAACTGGTTCTTCAGTTTTGTCTTCGTCTGCAACAACCAACACTCCACTTTTTAATGCGAGACCTACTCCTGCTGCACTTGCAAGGAATGCTCCTGTTGCTCCTGTTGCTGCTCCTTTTAATATTGCTTTTTTTCCTTTTCCAGTTGATGAAATGTCAGGAGTATACCCAGACATTAAACTTGGATTTTCTGTAGCTGCTCTAAAAAACTTAACAATGCCGTTTACCACACTCTCAACTTTCCCTCCTCCGGCTCCTTTATTGTTTAAATGGAGCATGTCCTCTAAAGCATTCGAGTTTATTGTTTTAAGGCTAGTCCCACTGATTCCTATATTAGCTTCATTGGCTGCTTCTTTGGCAATATTTGCCCTACTTGTTATTAAAGAAGCTACACCGTCAGCACTATATTTTGTATTTGCTTGTACAGTTTTTGCAAGAGCTTCAGCCATTCTTTGCAAATCAACTGAATCGTAGTTGTCTGTTAAAACTTTAGCCACTCTAGCATCAGCTTTAAGAGGCTTCTTTACGCCCTTTACTAGATCTTTTATAATTTTTTTGCCTATGTCAGACTGAATAAAATAGTTAGCAATTGCTGCTTTGCCTTTTTTTCCTCCCTCTGCATACCCTTCGCGGTCATCTACTTCGCCGCCTTCCATGTTTCCGTCACGCTCTTCTGTCTCCGCATCCATTCTTTGATACGCTTCAGCGCGTGTTTCTGGACTAAAACTGTTTTCAATGTCAGCACGATGTCGAGCTACGTTTTTTAAAGCTTCAGGATTGCCCTTGTACTGTTGTTTAGCTGCTTCTAACTCAGCGTTTAGCTGTATAAACTTATCAACATCTGACATTTCTTTAGCAACGCCACCGGCCTGTTTTTGCATTCGCATTCTATAACGCTTATCGTCAGCGGTTTCGCCACCCATATTATACATGTCTTTCATAATTAAGAACCTTCCGTTCGTTGTTTGGCTTCGCTTACTTGTTCTTTAAGCTGCATTAGATTAACCAGAGAACTCACCTTCCCCTGCTTGCGGTACAATTCCAGTTCCGATGTTGCCACCGCCAGTCCCTGTAGCTCCAAGGTCTTGAGGTTGTTGAGATGCTCCTTGAGCGCCTCCCATAGCTCCTTGTTGCTCGTCAGGGGCGACAGCTTCGCCGCCAGTTGCTTGTCCAACATTTTGCGCTCCTATGATTTGGGCCATGATTGCAGCCTCTTCGGGATCGTTTAGGATCTCGTCTGGGTCTAAGTCCAAGCTGTAAGCAAGCTCACTGACGATCTTAGAGATTTTAACAAACGGTGCAATAGCGGGGTTCTGTGCGGTCTGTAAGAACATGGTCAAACGCTGACTGCGTACTTCTTTCTGCATTAGGCTGTTTGTACCCATTGCGTTAATTTCTAAATCGCCTTCAATTTCTAATTCGCCCTCAAAGAACTGCATGTTCCACTGGTAATAAGCCCTACCTAAAGGCTTTAACAAAAAATCATCTACGTTCTTAACTACTGTTTTAATATTTAGACTTGCTGCACCTAGCAACATAGACATACCTGACGCTGTACGAGTCATGCTCTGAACGCCTGTCTGTCCGTGTGAGTAACTTGGTATGCCTGTCTGCTCATCAGCAAGCTGACGGAACTTGTCAAACATTTGTAAGTTTTCTTGAGTAGTATTAGGAAATTTCAACCCATGTATTGACTGACCTTGCATTCCTGATTGCCGTCTGAACACTTTTCCGGGATATATTTCCATTGATTGCCCACCAACTAAGGCAGACTCGTCTACGTCAAAGACTATAGAGCCTGACAACGCTAAGTTGTCGATTGCCATCCGTGCATGTCCGTTCATTATCTGTTGAGAGTCGTCCATATTTTCAGCAACGCCAATACCGAAGAAAGAATAAGGATTACGCTCGTAAGGAAAGGCATTGTAGGGGAGTCTGTACGGAGTAAAAGGATTAATAACCCCACGTAGCAGCTTACCATTACTAATCCATGCGTTAACTTGTACTTCATCTAAATCATCAACCTCGTTAGGGATGTCCATGCCTGCTTCTCTTGCGTACTGTGCATCCATAACTCCCCAATATTCTAAAACTTCAAATAGGCCATTGCCGTAGTCTTCATTACGGTGGTCATCTTTAATTCGGACTCATAGTCCTTTTCAACGTAGTTTGAACCCATTGTGAGACACGCACGAATCTGTTCTTTATTGAAATGCGGAAGTTTTGCTAGATTTCTAAGCTGTGAGCGGTTTAACTTGTGCCTATGGAACGTGTATTCACACTCTTCAATAGTAGTAGCGTTAGGATCAGGGAAAAAGTCCCACACAGAAACAAATTCAATGCGCGGAACCCGTACAGTTAGTGGGTTATATTCTCTTTCGCCTGTTTCTTCGTCCTTTTCCCAACGGCTTAGTGTTTTATTGTAGTTAAACGGGCCTTTAACAATACCAGTACCAAACAAAGAAGCCTCAAACAACGCATTGCGGAGTTCTGAAGACCCGTTAGACTCTTCAATCTGGTCATGTATTAGTTTTTGCATCAGTCGTGCTGCATCTTTAGCAGGGGCTGTTTCTAGAACAGTAGGGTTTGGACTTATGCCGTCTTTAAATTCAAAACCTGCTTCTTCTATTGCGTCTTCAAAAGCGTTTTCGCCTAATGAGACAGTTGCGCCTGCTTTGAGGACTCTTCCGTCACCTTCGTAACCTACGTCAAAGGGGTCTAGTACTTTTTCTTCTTCTGTTTCTGGTTCTTTAACTTCCGGTTCGCTTGTTTCAATGTTAGGAGCCATGTCAAGGTGTCTATATGTTGATACACCTTCTGGTATTTTTGTTTCTTTAACACCAATAGGGAACTTGCCTGTTCCAAACATTACATCTACTAGCTGACCGAACGCTGCGATTACTTTAGTTTTTGTTACTTTGATAAAAACTCTAGACTTTTCTGATTCGCGGAACTTTACGTTCTTGCCGTATAGTCCACGGAAGTTATGATAGGCTTGTAGCCATCTTGCTTCGTCTGATTCTCTTGCTGACGCCGCTTGTTCAAAACGATCTTGTACTAAGCCAACAAACTGAAGACGAACAGATTCTTCTAGCGTTAAGTCAAGACCACTTTCGCCCTCAACAGGTTCAAAGTAGATCTCTCCGGCGTTTCCAAATAGTTCGTTTTCTTCACTCATATATGTCAGTATCCGAAAGTTGAGTCCATAGGGGCATATATTCTTTCTCTATGAAATTGTCGCATTTGATTTAACGTATCGTTTATACGTGGTCTAGACATAATCAAGTACCTTAACGCATCATATGCGTGATCCGGCGCGTGTGTGTCTACGTCTTCTGGGTTGCGTTTATCCAGAGGAATACTTTGCAGTTCGCGTATCAGGTTAGGGCATGTGTTTAGTATTTGTATTCTGGGCCTACCGCTTTGCGTGACTTTCAAGTATTCGTGGATTTGTATTTTTCCTTGTATCCTATTCTTATCTGCTCTTCTGAGCTTATGTCCGGCTCTCTGAAGCGTTTCACCGATTGTTGGGCCTGTAGTACCCGTTCGACTCCAACACGCTGTATCAAGCACTCCTTGGACGCTGAAGGGGTCTGACATTTCCATGTTAGTTATTAGGTCTGCAAGCTCTGTGCCTAATAGCCCCTTCTGGTATAATTCTCTGTATATGATCAGTGTACCGTCACTGGGATCAACTGCTCCCCAAACGCAAGCACTCTCTGAAGCATATCCATAATCTATTCCTTTAACTCTTTCCCAACTTATAGGAATGTCAAACGGCGTGATAACATGTAGCTGTGGTACAAACTCTGTGAACGCTGCGCCTTCTGAAACGTCCCAGTT